TGGCCTATTGCAGTACGGGTTATGCGTTCCGCTGGTTTTAGAATTTCTAAAGGTACGCTATTAGCTTAATCTTTACCGATCCCTCGAAAGGGGGATCAACATTAAAAGCGAGATAAAAGGTGAAACAAGAACTTATGAACATTATACCAATCATTGAAATGGGTCTTGAGGTTGCAGACCTTGGAACTGTTATTGCTATTGATGAGCAATTGTTGCAGTGCAATAAAGGATATATTCAATTTAGAAAGGAATACCGGCTTAAAGTAGGAGCCCTTTTATCCGATATGCGTAAAGCGATACCTTCTAACATTCATTATGGAAAATATTTAGCTGCACGAGATTATTTTGGATCGAATGAACAAACATTAAGGAATTGGATGAATAGAGCTGAACAGCGTTTTATAACAATTTCTGAAACTGAAAAAACTATACAAATTAACGACTTAGAGTCATCCCATAACTTTACGGAACAAAATAACCCCAACGAAAACAACAACTTACCAGAAAACACTGAACAAAAAATTGTTGCTTATACAGTAGACGACTTGGAACCCAGTGTTAAGGAAGACTTCTTAAGAATGATTAAATCCGATCAAGAGGAAGGCTTAAAACGCTGGAATGGACAGGGTATCAAGCCAACGCTTAGATGGTGTCGAGCTATGATTACTGAGCATGGCTCTATTAAAAAAGAGCAAAAATCCCAAGCCAAATTAACCGTTAAATCCTCAGATGTTGAAGTGCCCAAAGGATTGAACATTAAACCGTTAAGCAATACCTCTGAACAACGGGTTATCGATAAGTACAAAAAAGCTATTTTTAAAGAAATGGAAAAAAGCTATGCTGAATCGGTAGCTGATAACTGTAATAAAATAATAGATGACTATTTTAAAGCAGAGCGTGAAAAGTTAGATAACCAGATTGCTTACATTCGGAAATGGCACGCTGAATATAGTGACAGGGAACGTATGGGTTTTAGACGTATAACAGTAGCTGAATTTAAAATTGCACGAATGGAGATACACCCTGATAAACACCCCGAAGCTACCCAAGAAAACAGGGCTAAACTTGCTCACGCTTTCCAAATATTTAACAAATTAGATGGTATATGGGATCAGTATGGCAAGGATGGAAAATTAATTCAAGTGGATTATTAACATGCTAGAACAAATTAAAAACTCAAAAGAAAACTATGCGGGTTTACGCCTTGTTGTTGCTGGTGTGGAAAAAGTCGGTAAGACTACCCTGGCGTGTAATGCACCCAACGCTTTGCTGATACCTTTAGAAGCAGGTTATGCGGGCGTAGAAGTTCAACACGTGCCGTTAATCACACGTTATAGCGATTTCATGGGATTGCTGGATGAGGTATCCACAGCTTGCGAGACGGGTAGCTTCCCTTTCAACACTGTGGTTATCGACTCTGCAACTGCACTTGAGAGGCTTATCCATGAAAGCGTATTAATGTCTGACCCTTCCTATCGAAATGGGGCTAATAAAGGGTTGACGATGAACTCATGCCTGGGCGGTTATGGAAAGGGATATGATGTGGCTAATGAACGCTTTATGGATATTCTTTATATGCTAGATGTCCTCGCCTTAACTCATAAAATAAATGTAGTTCTAACCTGCCATGTCTTTGCTAACGTCATATTAGACCCACAAGCGGGTGAATATTCAAGCTGGGACTTGTTACTGCATAGCCCAAAGAACTTCAAAACCTATGGTAAGCGCGAGCTTATTAGCCAGTGGTGCGATGGTCTTTTCTTCCTCCATGAACCTTTAATTATCACTGAATCCAATAATATCAAAATAGGTATCAGTGAAAACAGGGGGCGTGTACTAGGTTTAAACCGAACGCCTGGCTATGTAGCGGGTAATCGATTAGGTATGGAAGGTGAAATAGGTATCCCTAAAGAGCAAGGTTGGAACTACTTAGCTAAGGCTATTCATGAGGGATGTGGAATTGATGTATATAAAAGATAAAAATAATTAAAAAATAACTTGCAAAGTTTTTAAAAGTAATTATAATATTAAGTAACAAATAACTTAAACAAAAAGAGAAACTAAAATGAAAACTTTAATCCTCACCTGCATCTTGTTAACCACTGGATGCGCCAATTCCCCATATACCTTTGGTGATTTTGCAATGGCATTTTTAGCAGCTAAAGCCAATTCCAATTCAACTCAAAACGCATATAACGTAGGACTAAGCGCGTCACAACCTACTAGAAATCAATCCGTCATTAATCAAATTGATTTACAAAACGCTAATCCGGAATATCCCAAAACTTACATGAGATATTAAAATGAAAGTAGAAGATTTAACACATGAGCAATTATGTATTATTTTCCTAAATAACCCCAAATGGGTTGGGGATAATAGACCGGAATGGGGGGTTGTGAATGAGCCTCTATGGATGGTTAATAATAAGCAATTTTGGATGTCTGAGAATAAGCCCGAAATTATGGCTATGTATAGGCCAAAATACATGGGCGATAATTATCCAACATGGATGGCTATTAATAGAGTTGAATGGATGATGGATAATAGACGGGAATGGATGACCGATAATTATAAATTTTGGCTAGTTGATAATAAAAAGATATGGCTAGCGGATAATTACCCTGAATGGATGGCCTACGCCCTGCCGGAATGGATGTCATACAATCGCAATAAATGGATGATGGCTAATCGATTAGATTGGATGGCTGATAATAGGCCCTCATGGATGGCTAATAATCACACGAATTGGATGGCCGATAATAGGCCAGCATGGATGATGAGTAATAGACTGGATTGGGTAGTTGATAATAGGCCGGAATGGATTGCCAATATCGTATCAAACGTGCCGGAAGATATTACAAAATTATTAAAATGAGAAATAAAATGAAAGAGTCAATATATATAAAAATAGCGCCATTAATTGGTATCACGGTTCTTATGATATCCGGTGTAATTATCTGGGGATTGATTATTAAAATACTTATATGGACGTTTGATGGTTGTTTATGAAAAATAGTATCGGTTAGTATTAATAATAATCGCCTACCGCTAGCTAGGCTCTCTGAAGCTAGCACCACTCAACGGGATGGTTAATGTCATCCCTTTTTTTCCTATATGAATTTTAAACAATTAAAAAAAGAAGAATTGCATAAATATATTTCACGGCGTGAAATAGCAACTCAATTAGGCATAAGTAAAGAAGGCGTTAAACAGCATTGTTTGCGCAGAGATGTTCTACAGCCCATCGGATATTTTGGAAGATTCTTATATTACGATAGAGCGAAAACGGAAGCTTGGATATTAAAATTCAAGAACAATAAACATCATGTTAATGCTAAAAAAGAAACTACAAAAGTGACGGATGTATATGGAATCAGATCAAATAAAAAGAAAATAATTTATTCAGGAAAGATGTTAATGCACATACTTTTCTGTCAACCTGCCCTAAGAAATGGGAAATATACTTATGAGGATTGCGGTAATGATAACGATGATTAATATATTTATACTTGGCTTGGCCATAGGATATTTTATAGGCCAACTTGTTGGCATTAATAAATCTTTTAATAAAATGAAGGAATTAAATAAATAACCATGAAACTTGAAGAAGAAGTATTGGCTAAATTTAGATCTTTGCGAAAAGCGGTAGCTGATGAAATATTATCAATGACTGATGAGGAAATCTTGAACGATGCAAAGGATCAATGTCTTGATCCTGATGAAGTTGCTTTAACAATGAAGTCTAAAGCAATGGATATGATCGCGAATATCCGTAAACAAAAACTCGTTAAACCAATAACCACTTTGAAACTTGAAGAATATCAAACTCGTTGCCTTGGGTTTGATTGTACTGAAACTGGAACATGTCTTAGATATTTGCAACTATGGCGTGATCCAGTAGGCGAAGAATTCCCAAGAATTGAAACAGGGCAGCATAAGGACGATGGTTGTATTTTTAAAATTGAGGTGAAAAATGAACTGGCTACTAAATAACTTTGATCAATGGCAGATATGGTTATTAATATGTGCATCAATAGCTACGGCATTCTTTGTCGGTTGTATTATTTAGTGGAACTTATTATGACATCTCACCTTGAGGAATGCCTTATTTCAAGAATTAAATTACAAAAGAAAACGATGGAGCAACTTAATGAACAATTAAAAGAAAGAAGCATAAACCTATCCAAGCTTGAAATGGATTTAAAATCCTTACAAGCGCTTAAACATAAACATGAGGAAACTAAAAATGGCACAGTTTAACTTTGACGCATCACAAATAACTCCGGATACGGGTTTCTTGGAGCCTATCCCCGAAGGCCGTTATACATTAATGATGGTTAATTCCGAAATTAAAACTACAAAAAGTGGAACCGGATTAATATTGGCGGCTGAATTTAAAGTCGTTGGTGGTGAGAATGACGGATATCCTATTTATACGAACTTCAATATTAAGAATGATAATCCAAAAGCCCAACAGATTGGACTATCTCAATTAAGTTCGGTTTGTCATGCCGTGGAAATCCTTCACATGCAAGATAGTAGCCAGTTACATAACAGAATTTTGGAAGCTTATCTAAAAATTGAAAAAGGACAGGCCAAACCGGATGGTAGTGGTTCTTATAAGGATCGAAACGCTATCGCCGCTTATTACAGAAGGCAGGCTCCTAAAGCATCCAAAGCGCCCGTGGCTCCTACTCAAGAATCTACTATGAAAGTGCCAACGTGGGCGCAAGCTAACCCAACTCATACGGAAATATCTATGGATGTGCCTATATAGGAATCCCTTTTACAAACTGTGGGTATCTCTGAAGAAGTTCCTACTTGGGTAAAATAATACGCAAAAAATAATAAGTTGGATTTAAGGCGTAGTTTTAAAACGCTAACGCCTTAATTTACTTTAATACGTAAAAGTATAATAGCTAATTTTATAATTTACTTTTATACGGAAAACTAAAATGACAAATTTTAATCAATATTTTCCAGGAGGTTTCACTCCGATACCCGAACTTCTACCTGAGGGGATTTATACCGTCGTTATCAATCGTTCCAACTTGGCGGATAATAAAAAACTAACGGGGATTAATCTTACGCTTAGGCTTGAAGTTCTAAACCCACCCTATGAAGGTAAAGCCATTTATGATTGCCTATGCGTTGAGAATAATAATGAAAAAGCTCAAGCCATCGCTCAGAGTAAACTAAAAGATATTTGTGAAGCCGTTGGCGTTACGCAAATAACGGATACTAAACAGATTATTGATAAACCGCTTTGTGCAAGGATTAAAATTGAATTTGACGCTTATGCTACTGAACGTGGCGGCGGTGAGGATATTTACTGTAATAGGATTTATTCTTATCACGCTATAAGTGTGATTGGAAATTCAAACTTTAAGGCAAGTCAAAAAATAAAACGCCCTGCCAAACAAAAAATTGGTAAAAAATACGTAAAAAATATAGAGACTTATGCAAAACTTAACAAAATGGAATCCCAAGATAAAAATAATCTGCCTTTTAATGATGATGTACCTTTTTAAACTTGGAGTTTCAAATGAATTTACAACCCTCGGAACACAAAGTAGAAGAAGAAACCATCGACGTACATTCCATCTTCTTAACCCTACAAGGGGAAGGTCCTTTCACGGGGGAACGAGCCATATTTATCCGTTTAGCTGGATGTAATTTGCAATGTAAAAATTGTGACACTGATTATACCACTGGGCGTTATGGTCAAACAGTCCCTAAATTAGTAGAGCATATTAAGAATATTGTTAATCACGGTAAAAATTCTCTTGTTGTTATTACAGGGGGGGAGCCTTTCCGCCAACAGGCATTAAGTCATCTCGTTTCTTCTCTTTTAATCCATAACTTTCGAGTTCAAATTGAAACTAATGGAACGTTATATCAAAAGCTACCTTATGACCATTATTTGTTAACTATTGTATGCAGTCCTAAGACCCCTACATTAAATCGACAAATGATTCCATATATTGATGCTTATAAATATGTAGGTACCCACACTAACTTGGATTCTAGCGATGGATTGCCAAATACTCAGCTTGGCGATAATCTAACTATTGGTTTATATAGATGTTCCAAAGACTCCAATACATACCTACAACCGATTGACATGGGGGTACGTTTTTTGAATAACATGGCCCAGCAAGCCGTGGTTAATAGTTGTATTAAACATGGATATAAACTCTGCCTGCAAATTCATAAACTGGTGAACCTACAATAAAAAAAACAAAATGCTTAATGATTCCGTAAGGTGGACAGGATTCAACCACCGTACTTTATATGGCAAAAGAGCGATATTAATTTCATGAAATCCACATCCTACAACCTAGATTTATTTTGGTGGGAAGAGTCTACACCGCCCCAGTTTAAAAAAAACGGCATTAAACGTCCACCCGAACCGATTTGGGAACGGGAGGACTACTTGCCAGGTTTAGAGTCGGCACTAGCCGCACGGTATAATCAATTCACGGATAGTGAACTGGTTGCCACTGTGGGAACCCCCTTATATTTTGATATTGAGTGCTATAAAAACTATTTTCTTATTGCCTTCAGTGAACCCAATTCCGGCAAATGCTTATTATTTGAAATACTGGACAACGAGGTATTGGATAGTGCTAAATTAAAGTGGGTTATGGAAAACTTTCAGCTTATTGGATTTAACTCTAATAACTATGATATTCCTTTAGCCACTTTAGCTTGTTACCCGCACCATGCCAATCCTACTACTTTTAAGAAAGCCAGTGATTTAATCATCTTGCAAAACTTTAGACCTAATGACATTTATCATGAATTTAAAATCATTCCTTTTAATGTTAATAGCGTGGATGTCATTAACGTCCTCCCTCTGGACGGATCCCTAAAAGTTTATAGCGGACGTATCCACGCCCCAAAACTACAAGACCTTCCTTTTCCTCCTGATAATGAACTCACCTATGAGCAGAAGTTAATTACTCGCCATTACTGCATGAACGATTTATTGGATACGGTGCTATTAACGCATGCTATAAGCCCACAGTTAGATTTACGCTGCGCTATGAGTAAGCGGTACAGAATGGATTTAAGGTCGCGTAGTGACGCGCAAATTGCGGAAATCGTTATACGTGACGCGGTTGAAAAGCGCAAAGGGTATAGAATAGGCAAGGAACCAGTAGAAGTAGGTAGGGTTTATAAATACAAGGTTCCCTCCTTCCTAAAGTATCAAACTTCCTTAATGTCCACGGTGTTAAGCGTGGTTAAAGATAGTCCATTCGTTGTTGCTGAGAACGGTCGCATAAGTTTACCACCGGCATTATCAAGCCTTAACATTGTTATCAATAATAGCACCTATCAACTGGGAATTGGTGGTCTGCATTCCAAGGAAAAAAGTCAAGGGTATATTGAAACGGACTCTATGATTATTCGGGATCGAGATGTGACGTCTTATTATCCCATGATTATACTCAATCAAAAGTTGGCACCTAAATCGATGGGTACGGACTTTCTAAAAGTCTATGGACTGATTGTAGATGAACGGATTAAAGCTAAACATACGGGGGATAAAGTTACGGCGGATTGCCAGAAAATTATTATTAATAGTTCCTTTGGAAAAATGGGCAATCAATACTCATCCTTATACTCACCTCAGTTAGTCATTCAGATTACATTAACGGGTCAGCTTGCCTTACTTATGCTTATTGAAATGCTGGAGCTTGCTGGAATAGAAGTTGTATCAGGGAATACTGATGGAATTGTTATTTACACTAACAAGCTAAACGAACCTAAGTTAAATGCTATTGTACATCATTGGGAAACAATAACTAACTTTGAGACAGAAGAAACTATTTATAAAGCAATCTATTCAAGGGATATTAATAACTATATCGCTATTAAAGAAAATAATAGCGTTAAGTTGAAAGGAGCCTATCGATTAAAAGATATCTCAAAGAATCCTGTTAATGAGGTATGCATTAATGCTGTGGTTAACAAGTTAACGCATGCTATTGACATCGAAGAAACCGTCACTAATTGCACGGATATAAAGGACTTCCTAACCTTGCGAGTTGTTAAAGGAGGAGCATTTAAAGATGGTATTTTCTTAGGTAAGACAATTCGCTGGTATAAGTCAACCGATTGTCCTGGAACAATTATATATGCTAAGAGCGGTAATGACGTCCCCTTAACGGAAGGATGTAGGCCGCTACAGGAGTTACCCACAGTGTTTCCGGAGGATGTGGATAAACAATGGTATATTGATAACTGCTACAAGATACTTGAGGAGATCGGGTTTATTTCTTCTTCTTAGTGGCTTGTCTATCTTGTATAGCGCCTGCAATACCACTAGCCACATAGCCTTTTAACGTGGGGGTTACTTTTCGTTCCAACGTTCCCAAGCTCTGAGAAACCTCGCCCATCAAACGGGGGCTTGTACTTAACAAAGAAGCTGCTAACAAAGGGTTATGCCCATAAAGTGACAATCCGCCTAATCCCGTTGCACCTGCAGCTTGTAGTCCCCTAGGCGTCCAGCTGCTCAACGACTGCCCTGCAATACTGTTGAGCATCTGGGGGGCCCCCGCATTTTGCATATCCTCAACAAGTTTAGTTCTATTCCCAAAGTTTGTATTGGCATTATTTCGGCCTATGCTCTGTAATTTCCTTAACGCCGTATCGGTTGTAGCCTTTTCACCCAATGAAAAAGTCTTGGTAAGCTCCGTTAATTGTTTAGAAGCATCTGCATAATTCTTCATAGTTTCGGCATATCCAGGGGCTTGCTGCTCAATTGCACCCCGTACCGCATTATATGATCTATTCGCTACAGCACGTTGAGGCGTTCCAAAATTAGTTCCATCTTTAATATTTCCAATATATTTTTTTAATGAGTCCAACCCTTCAATGGTATGGAATTGTGCGGGGTCTTGCTCAGACCAATCTGCAACCGCTTTTGTTATTTTATCCTGTACCTTTAAAGTTTTTGGATTTATAGAAACACCATTAAACGTATCTATCTTATTTGCATCTTGTACGGCTTGGGAAATGGGTTGAAAGTTTAGAGGGGTTTTGTCTTGAAAAATATCGCCAATACCCGATCTATAATTACTTCCCCTAACATTCGCTAAATTACCCAAAGCCGATTTCATCGTATTTATAGTATCCGACATAGGGATTGCTCCGCGCATATTTCCCTTTAAAGCTGCTGCTGCATCGCCACCCGCTTTCCCCGCTTGATATGCCCGCCCAATTGTATCTGTACCTGTACCTGTGGTTAATCCTAATAAAGGGGCGGCTATTTTACTAGTACCTTTTAAAAGCCCTTTAGTTAATGCCCCTATGGGGGCAGCGATGGAACTGACATCAAATGCTAACCCTGCGGGGTCAGTGATAGCGGTTTGTTCTATATTATGCAACGAACCATATCTATCTTTATAGAATTTTCCAATTGAATCTGCTGTCTCCATAGCTTCAGGGGTTATCTTGTCTTCTTGCCCTGTTAAATGGGCAACCCCGCCTACAGCACCTTGCGTTAATGCCTTTATCGTATCAGAAGGGTGCAATAAAGAGCTGGCGGCTCCGATTACCGTATTTCCAATAGATGGGAGTATGAATTTCCCTATGTCACCTATACTATAATCTGTAGGTTCCGGACTATTAAGGCCTTCTTGCCCAGTGGATTGCACAGGGTTTCCCACAAGTGTAGTGGGTTGTCCTAAAGCCGCCTGCAGTTGGGCATCAGACATTTTAGTGTAATCTTCTTGGGTAGAAGCGGGTTGTTGAGTTTGTGAAGTTTGTTGCCCAAGAGCGGCTTTAATCTCAGCATCGGACATTTTACTGTAATCTGCGGTATCCACAGGTACTTGTGAGGGGCTATCTCCTAAAGCGGCTTGTAAATCCGCATCTGACATTTTAGAAAAATCTTCTTGAGAAGCTTTATAAGGATCCTCACTAGCCGAAGCTGTGGGTATCATAAAATCCAAGGCTTTTTGAGCTAGAGAAACCCTTCGAGTATTATTTTTTTCGTTAGCACCTGCGCGTTCAAAATGATTACTAAATGCATTGGTAGCGTCTTCAAGATTGGATGTTGCCATTAGCTTCTGTTTAGCGCGGCTCTCCGTAGTATTTAACTCATGATTAATAAAGTCTAGTTGTGTTCCTGGGTCAGTGGCATAACTACCTTGTCTTTGAGCAAAGGCATCCAGAGCTTTTTTACGGGGGCCTACCCATTGAGCTAATCCAAAAGCACCTGATTTTTTATTAATAATTTCAGGATTAAGACTAGACTCTTGAGTAAGATTCCCAGCAATAGCTGCCGCCTGATGGGGCTGATAACCCTTGTCCATAAAGTATTGAACAACATCTACTGATTTCATTTTATTAATCCACGACGTTTAGCTTCTTCTAATAGAGCGGGGTTTACTCCGTTAGGTTGAGGTTGTGTTGGAGTGGTTTGCTTACTTAGTTGCCTCTTGTCTAACTCAGCCTGTATTGCCGCTTTTCTTTCATTTTGCATTGTTATAGGGTCTTTGGGTATATCAGGTAAAGCGTTTCGATATCCTTTTTTGTATATGCTACCAATTTCATTATTGGTATTTACATATTGCTCGCGTAAAGCCAATAGTTTCTTCTGAATGGCTTCTGCCGTATCGGTCTCATTTGGCAGGAATGGTTGTAAGTATTTGTCCTCAGTAGGACTAACCGCCGCACCCGATATATCATGACGCTTGGCACTGGATATTTGTGATACGTCCGCTCTATATTTTGTCCCTTCAGGGTCAAGTCTTTGATTAATCTTGTCACCGCCCATCATCTGTAATCCAAATGATTTTGGCCGTTCTTGAACCGCTTTAAGAGCGGTATCTATTTGATTAATAGCCGACAAATTACCCGTATAGGCCGCTCTATGAGTTGGATTTATGTCCTTTATTAATGATTGCTGATACCTTTGCTCATCCCTTGTGTCTCTTGCATCCGCACGTTGTTGGGCTTGGTTAGCTAAATCCAATTGCTTTTGTTGTACTGGAGTAACCGCCATGCGTTGATCAAGTGCGCGTTGTGCTATAACATCGCCATAATTACCGCCGTTAGCCATTCCAGCATAGCTTAGATTGCCTTGCGCGTCTCTAGTCATCCCCGTTGGGATTGAACCCACATTATCTTTACGTTGTTGAAATGCCATAACGGTAGGGTCTTGAATATTTTTTTGTTCGGCGGTAGTTTGCAAATTATTAGCCATTGACGAATTAAAATTATCGTAAGCTTTAAGCCCTGACTTAACCAATTCAGGATTGCTTGAACTAACCATGCGGCGGTTATTTGTTAAAAAAGCATGAATTGGATTATCTTTAGGGATGACTTTTAGCTGCTCATCGATGACTCCGCCTATTTGTGCTCCTTGCTCTTTAGCGGCGGTATTTTCTAAATGCGTATTTAATTTATTACTTAAATAATTTGACAATAGACTGCCAATAACCCCTTTTAATACCCCGCTTCCACCAGGTTGAGGAGCTTGCACTTGTTGAGGTTGCTGAAAGAAACCGGCGGGAGGTGATTGATCAGGAAGCGGATCGGCACTGTCGGCATTAGAACCCTGCCCCAAGAACGATAGCATCGTTCCTAATCCTTCCATATTGTCAGCCATTACCGTTTCTCCATTGTAATTAATAGTTAAATAATATTTTATTTTTTATTAAAATTATGTAATAATAAGTCTCACATAATATCCTTTGACGAGAATTAGCCATGCAAGACTTAGTATTTTTACAAAACAAAGAAGCCAGAATATCAACGCTGGAACTGTACAAACTTTTTGGGTATGTCAACCATTCAAGCTTAAAACAATTAATAAAGGAACAAGAATCCTTATTTTTAAGCCGAGGAACAATGCCTTTTGAGATTGTACGTGGACTATCTGAAACTAAGCGCGAAAACGAAGAATTAGGAAACACGCGGGGTGCAGGGCGTCCAACTAAGGGTTTTTTACTAAACAGACGACAATTTAATCTATTAGTAATGCTTTCCAGAACAACCGAAAAATCCTTACCCATAAAATTGGCGCTCGATGACCAGTTCCATAGAATGGAGCAGGCGCTCCAAAATGTTGTCGTCGTTTCTCCGCACATGGAAGCTATTCGCAAGTTACTCATGCTCGATGCTCCAAGCGAGTGGATTAAATTGTTTCCCGATGAGTTCTATATAGCATTGATGAGACTTTATGGCGACGAATTCAAAGGCAATAAAAGCACCCCGCCGTACTGCGCTCAGATAACAAGGCGCTGGATTTACGATGTGGTGCTCCCCAAAGAACTCAGCAATGAAATAAGCAAAGGAAAAGGCGAGGAAAAGAAGCATCAATGGTTCACCGAAAGCAATGGCAGGGAAGTTCTGCTACGACAAATATACCAAGTAACCGGCATAGCGAGGTCATCATATAGCCGAAAAGACTTTGAAGCGCGGTGCGCTACGCTATATGAGAATGCGCCCTTGCAATTAGCGTTATTCGTCTGAATATTGAATGGGGAAGCCATTACCGTTTCCCCATAATCTGTGAAATGAACCCATTAATATCCATCGGCTCTTGTTCGGCTTGTCCTGGATCACCTGCATTAACATAACCTTGCATTCCTTGTTGCATATTTAGCGGTTGCGGCGTACTTTGTCCCATGCCGGAATGTTTGGATTTAGATAGAAGTTGACCAAGCATTTGCAGATCACCACCTCCTTGTCCACCCATCTTACCCATTACTGAATCCATAATGCCGGAACCTGCGCCCGCTCCACCTGCACTTGCCGCTGGTGCAGCCGCCGCGCTTGTCGCCGGACTTCCAAACCCAGCTGCGCTACCCGCCGCACCTATTCCTTCAGCCGCCGGTGCCGCACTTGCCGCAGTTCCTAATGATGACATAGCGGGAGTTATTGCCGACCCCACAGCGGAGCCAATACCAGTAGCGGCTCCACCAGCAGCCGTGCCACCAAGTGCTGCTCCAGTACCCGCTCCAGCGGCAGTTCCACCAGCCGCACCACCCATTGCTCCACCAATAGAACTTAATGCCGCTCCAATAGAATCTATAAACATGTTAGTCCCCGCATTTTAAGTAGATAATCTTCATAAGTATCACTACTTAGATAATTTTCTACTTCCTCAATATTCGTTTTGTCGCAACCATGAACCGTTATAAACACGGTATCCTCAATAACATAACCAGCTTTCTTTGTTCCTGCTGGAGTATTAAAGATAGCTCCTGCTTCTAACTGAGTAAAACCTTCCTTGGTGGCTACTGAAATCTTGCCTTTAGCAACTATATTAATACACTCATAATTATGTATTTTACCTGTTAATATAGAATCGGCAGGAAGGAAGCCCACACGAACATAAACGCCAGGTATAAAGAAATGATCTATTTGAATAATAGGTTCTTGTAGGTTCTCAGTGATCCAATCACCTAATTTATCAATTTTTTCTATATAAGCGAGTTCAGTGTTCATTACAGCAGTCCTGAACCTTTACCTGAACCGGAGTTCTGTCCATATCCCCAACCCGTTGAAGTACCCTGGCCCTGATTAAAACTATTACCAGAGTTAAGAACCGTTGGCGCGCCAATAACGCCTTGATAACTCTGCGCTTGTTGCCAAGGGGCGTTAGCGGCATTGAATTGCCCCATTCCATAACCTTGAACGGCACCAGTATTGTTAATCCCTTGGTTAACCGTATTCTGTTGCTGTCCTAGCATCCCTGACATTAAGTTTTGACGGTTAAAATTGTTAGTATCCGCTTGCTGTGCTATATTTAATTTATTCTGTAAATCCTTATCAAAGGTATTGTAACCAGTCTGAGCTAGATTACTTTGTAGAGCATCATTAATACCACGCTCCGCTATTCCTTGCGATACACCCTGTCTTGAACTTCCGGTCATCCCAGTACCTGCGGCTCTTGCATCCAGATTAGACATCATATTTTGCTGGGTTCTATTAGCATCCTTGATATATTGTTGCTTCATGGCATCGGCATAATTATTACCTTGGCCACCCATGACATCACCATAAATTTGCTGTGTAGCAGACGGCGTATTTTGGGATTGCTGTAATGAGCTCATTAGTTGATTACCAATGCCCAGTCCTCCGTAGACGCCACCTTGCTGCATACCTTGATTGGCATTAGCCGCGCCTTGGGCTTGCTGATTCTGATAATTAATAGCTCCTGGCACCATGCCCTGGCTAGTACCCACACCTTGATTAAATAAGCCTTGCGCTCCACTATATAGGTTATTTAATGCGCCGCCATTAAATACATTTTGCCCAAATGTGCTACCACCTGAGCGTGAGTTTTGGGAATTGTTGCCATAAATGTTGAGCCCTTGATTTTGACTTGAACTTCCGCTCATGATGGCTCTCCTATATTTAAGCCGTGGTTTTCGTGAAAGCCATATTTAATATTGGCTTGTTTCCTACATTTGATAGCATCTGCTAGATTATAAAAACGGCCTAAATGTATTTCTTTATTGTTAAAATGGATTGATGACTTCCATTTATTTTTAGACTTATCAAAACAAACGCCATTAAATCCAGATTTATTGTTTTTCCTCAATGAGGTATTTTGTAAATTTCCAATAACAATCGTATCGCGTAAATTTTTCCATTAATTATTACAACCATTATGATCAAGATGATCTACGCATCCAGATGGAAACTTTCCTATCATATATAAAAATGCCAATCTATGTGCATAATAGCGTTCATAATCAATAGTAATTTCTATATATCCAGCCTTAGTATAACTACCCATAATATCCCCAGCGCGGCTTCCTTTGCACCCAAATAGCCTTATAAAAATTCCTTTTTCAGGTATATAGTGAGCTACTTCAAATAATCGTTGTTGGGTTAATTCTTTTTTCATAATTCATCATCCAAAGGCAATTTAATTACTGAATACGTTTCAATCCATCCTTTTGATTTTAACGCCCTCATCCATCCGTCTCTAACTGCCATTCCTCTTAATTCAGTGCAATTAAATTGTTTAGCTAACATCTTTAAGAAAACTATAAAGTCTTCTCCCCAACTAAACATCTTATCCCCGCCGAATATAGGAATAAGAAGACTCTTTAAACCGCTATCGTAAGTCACTATTTCTATCGTAGTTACCGCTATAATATCGCTACCCATGTTAACCGTAACGATTACCGATCCTCCACTCATAGCGCGGTTATAAAGCGTTTCTTCGGTAAACTCCCCGTTACTAACCTTAATTACCCGTTCTAGATGAACCATTAATTGAGGCCAAAGGGAATCTAGCATTATAGGATTTAGCATGTGGAAACTGTATAAACTCATGCTATATGTACCCACCCAGTATTTTTATAAATCCACAATCCTTCAGCGGTTATCGGACCAATTATATGTTTAAAGTAATATAATCTACCGATAACGGGTCTTGTAGGTACGGATGTTCTGTGTTCTGGAACTAAATTAGATTGTAGATCATCTATAGATTGTGCCATCCTAGTAAAATAATTCTCTAAGTCAGGCGATAACCCTTTAGGTACGGTTTCCATTATCTTTGACCATTGTTAGCATAATATAGCGTAAATCCAGATAGCCCAAAGGGGGTATTACCTATACTTGAAAATTTCCAAGAATGATAAACTCCAGTAGACCGTATATCTACTTTCTTATTTTTTGATGGGTCATAGATCACCGCTGGTTTCCACAGTGTTTCAGCGCCTAGATTGTACTTTGAACCTATCTGTATGGACATATTGCCTGTGCATTGAATCATGGGATACATACTTACCACTGTGGATACTGACAATTGATTATCGAATGTAAAGTCTTCGTGAATCAACGTTGAATTAAGATCCGCGCTACCATCATCAACCGTTAATGCGCTTACAATGCTAGTCGCTGGATTGACGCCTATGATTGCGCCTAGAATGGGTATGTCATTTACATAGTTCCAGCTAAAAGGGGACAAATCCCATTGCCCAGATTGGTCATCCCATGCCGGATCTTGCCCAGCCGAGTTTCCAATTAAGTTAGCCCAGGAACCTAACGCATTATCATATTGAGCGGTGATTGTATCCCAACCAATGGCAAGGGTTGTGGCTATTAGTGGCGCATACGTCATACTGGAAAACTTTGAATCAAGATCACGTATTGAAAAGGTATCGTCTTCCCAATTATAAATTATCGCTATGTTTGGCAATGTAAAAGTTGCTTCCACAATACAGAACCATATTTCCTTCTTGGAATAGTCCGCTACTACGAAAGAATTTTTAGCATGTACGGAGCCCAATGCAGCCCTTACTTTTAACCTCAATCTATTATGCAATAATGATATGACATTGGTTCCATCATGAACCATTACATCATCTTGAGTAATAAAATAATGTCTTTGATTCGCATAGACAACACAGTTCTTAGCAAGTATTCCATAAGTATTAGATAGCTCTACTACATTCCATATAAACTCTCCACCGATATAGTGAAGTATGCTTATTCCAGATTCAGAATAAATTACAAACGTATCCCTAAGCGTTAGTCCATCTACGATTCGGCCATAGTTTCCTTGAAGAACCGATACGCCCGCTATGGTGGATAGATCGGTTTCATCCCAAGTAAAAGGTATGCTCCCATTATCGGCGGGAGCTGACCATCTAAAAGTCGTTGGTTTTTCAACCGCGCCTTCAACGGTTCCCAGTGCGAATAAGAAATTCTTATGTGACCGAATTAAGTTCGCATGTTTTGAAGCGGCTTGCCAAGTTTGCGTTGCTGAGAATGGCAATGGTTGTAAAAGTTGACTTCCGCTTATTGGATCCCAATATTCAGGATACCAATCTGGATTATTGAATATGGGAACTTGATTATCATTACAGAAATCCCAATTGTCGGCAACTACTGAATATGGAGCGGAAGATATATTAAAGAAACTGGTACCATTGCCAGCTACGATAGATGTGGTTCCCATTACTACATAGAAAGCAATATCACTAGATACGACACAAGCGATTTTACTTGGTGTAATAGGATCGGCAAAAAACATTAAATCGGTTTTGCCATTAAATGAAACAACGGCTTTTCTAACGCAGCGGAAATTACTACCACCCGTGAACGTATCAGGTGATAAATTAACGGGGACTATATCCGTATTAAGTCCTTTTGTTTCAGCAACCGTAATACTTTTAATTTCCATATTATTAAGACATTAACATAATGTAGGCAAGAACATACCAAGGTGGCAGATTCTGATTCGTAGCGGATACGCCAGTGCTTGCTATTGTGGTCACCGCTGATACAGTTCCACTTATAGTATGACTATGAGCTTGATTCTCAGTATCGGTTGTTCCGCTATGGGCATGCAATGCGCTAACTCCGCTAGATGTAGTATTGCCAAGAGCTAACCCAGCGCCGCCTTGAATAGTTCCGCCTCCTATAATAGTTGGAACGGTATGCGTATGATCCGAACTCTCTAAACCCGTTATAAACGTATGAGCGTGTAAGTCATTTTCCGTACTCGCGTTTAACGCTACCGTATTAACGGTACCAGCGGTATGCGTATGCTGCACAATAACTGAATCAGCCGTGCCGCCAATGGAATTAAGCGTATTAGATGGACTTTTGCCCCAAATAAACCGGCCTCTTAAATCAGGTGTTCCATTAGTACCATCGCATATCTGCCAGTTTGTAGGAACAACCGTACCAGACCACATGACAATCATACCAATGGGATTAGCATTGCTAAGTCTATCAAGCTGTGGCTGTATCGGGCTTGTCACTCCATCAACATAGTTTAATTCATCTTCCGTAGCCGTTATAGCCTTGGCAAAGCCAGTGCCGGATATGCCAGGAAATTGAATTTGCAATACTGATTTAAGCAACCTTAAATGGTCATCGCCCTGATTAATTGGGTCTTGCCTTGTTGGATTCGCTATTTGTAATTGACCAATAAAGGACGCTGTTTCTAAAGACATGATTCTTCCTTAATACAATTAGGCTCTTTCAAATTATTGGAAGATAATTGTTGATTAATATTACTTATCAAAGGAGCGGCAATAATATATGGCAATTGCTGCAACGCTCTATCAATTAGCATCAATTGATCTTGATTAAATGATAGTGTAATGAGTTCCATGGATTAAGCCGTTGTCATTAGTTTACGAAGGGCTCCTGACGCGTCTTTTATAGTAATGTAACCATTACATACGACATCGGCGGTTGCTCCAAAAGTACCAAAGCGCATATATCCAGTTCCCTTTGGATTAAACCTTATATCAATATTAGCATCGTCGCCTAAAGCTGACAGTTGGACGGGAAAACCCGTCGCATTGTTGCTTATATAAGCATAATTAACCGCGCTTGCGACATGTCCAAACTGAGCTATTTTTAACCCAGTGGCTCCTCTCACATAGACGTTATTGTTTGCTAGTAGCATTGATACTTCACTAGCCGATGTTGTTATGGAGCTCCGCAGGAACCCACAGCTTCCGCCTGAGGCATCCTCCCAGCCTAGCTGCATGGCATTTCTTAAAACAATAGCCTTGTAATGAGTAAGACTTTCACTATCCGTAAACGGTCTTAGTGAACTACTGCCAAATGCGATACCACGCCCCCAATTAGCTCCATTATTCGTTATTTGCAAGCCAATGGTACAAGAATCCGTAGTGCCATTAACGGCGGGGTCTCCACCTGCGGAAAGCGATATCCCTATTGTTTTAGTAGTAGCAACTGAATATAAATCCGTATAAGAACCCATTTCAGTTAATTCTATCTCCGTTCCAAAAGCCGCTCCCAATGAACCCACAGCGCGTTTTGAATCAAGATATAATGCCCATGCATTAACTGAATTAACAGTATTATCATTGTATGCAATTGAAGAAACGCCAATGGCGGCTCCTCCTGTTAGTTGAGATGTCCTTGTTCCTCCGGCTATACCAATTCCCTTGGATGCGTAAGAAACAGTAAGCGAATTTTTTTCAATCCAACCATAGTTAGGTTGTAGTTTAGCTCCAGCGGTAGCACCAGCCCAAGTTTTTACGGTTGATGTGGAATCGCCTGACATAACATTGGCATCGCCCAAAAATAAGCGGTCGCCTAGTCGATTGATAACCGCTCCAGTATCCGAAAACAAAAGTCCAGTAGTTGGCTGTATAAGTCCTAATACATGGAATTTATCAGTCCCCGTATAGATTAAGGCGGTAGTCGTAGATTGATAAAAATTACCAGTTACCACACCATTAATTTTATAAGAAGTTCCAGTAAGCAATACCGCTCTACCCGATGCTCCAGCTAGATTCAACGCAGCGGTATCATCAGCAACACCATCACCTATGACACCAAAGTCTTTATCACTTACATAATCTCTTAATTTATTTTGGGTTGTTCTAGTGACCGCACCTGTCCCCGCTTGTAGAAAATTAAATTGTGATTGTATATTGCTAGTGACACCATGCACATAGTTTAATTCCGCTTCCGTGGCAATGATGGGGATAGCAAAACCTGCGGAGGCCGCTCCTGGAAACGTATCTTTTAATACGGTTTTTATCAATCGTAAATGGTCATCGCCTTGTCCAACTGGATCAGAAGGAACTGGATTGTTTGGATCAAGACCTGCAATAGTTGATGCCGTTTCTAAAGCCATTTTATTTATCCTATTCTAGTCTGGAGCGGGGTACCACTATATACTAATACGTTATCAGCATCTTCCAGCTCAATAATAACTTGTTTAAATCTAGCGTCCCATAAGGATGCGGCATTGGCATCCTTAACAAAAGAATTTATTTCCACCAATATCCCGTTGATGTATAAATCAGGATGGTTTAGTGAAATCCAATTAGTAGGTACGGCAGGCGTCAATGGAACGATATTTCCATAATATACAATCTCCAATGAACTAGTGCCATCTATAACAATAGGCTGAACAATCAGTTTACTAGCTAATATATTATAAAAATGCTTTAAACTATTATCCACATTGACGGTATTTGTAGCCGTATTCATTTGTTCAGGATTGACAAGGGACAACGTATTGCGGCTTGTTGGCGTAGTTAAATTGACAATGGCGATATCCTGAAGCGCACTGAAATCGCTAGGTAAAACGTAACGACCATCCGTAGGGTTTGGCTCAGGAAAAGTATATCGAATACTCATGTCCTCAATAACCAATAATCTATTGATACGTGACTCAACCATTCGCATAAAAAAATCAATACGACTTGTGACATCGACATCCTGTCTGTCAGCATAAGCTAATGAAGTATTGACGATGTCATCGTATGTCATTTTAAGGAACCAATAATAAATTAAGGGGAGCCGAAAGAACTGCCGCAGAGGGTCTTGTGAATGCTAAAGGGACGCTGAATACGCTTTCACTCCTCCCCCAAATAGGATCAACATTGTAGAATGTAGCTTTAATACTGTGGGAACCAACTGCCACGTTAGATACGTCAATATGGCATGCCTTATTAACCGCTGGGCTATCGAATGTAGCGGCGGTATCTATTTGCACCTTACAACCAGTAATAGTTTGCGTAGTAGCATCCGAATCAACAAATGGCGCGGCATTAACAACACCAATGCCTAGTAAAAACAATAATAAATATTTCATTGCGTAAGTTCCTTAACATCGTTATAGGGTACTGACCTTCTAATACATTCCGAAGCTCCAGTTCCTAAATGATTACAAATTATAATAATAGGCATTTCACGACTAGAATCTTTATGTGAAGTGCCTTGTGATTGCGCGGATGCTTGTGAAGATTCCTGGTCTGATGATTGACTACTCTTCATAGCGGAAGTCATTGGCGTACATGCCGTTAATAACAATATTAATAAATATTTCACTAGCCCTCGTCATTACTAAATAATGCCCATATTATTGATATTGCTAGTACCCACAATAAGAAGAAAGTTTGCCAATCACTCATTTTGTTTTTGCCAATTGCGTGATTGAAAATTGGTCTGGCCATCCTATCCAACCATGCGGTATTGCATAAGCTGGTGTAACAATGGCATTGACATCAGGTGATAATCCATCCCAGTTCCAATCACCAAGTATGGAAAAATCAAATCCTAGTTTGGATAATTGATCAGTTGCTAGTTTGTCATTACCTAAACTATCATACGTATTAGAAGATATTTTTGGATTCTTGGTGCTGGTTGGGTCAACCTTAGATTTCTGCGCTGGAGTATAGTCATCCAGTTTAACGGTTTGCATCTCGACTAAATCAAGATAGTTCTGTTGTTCTTTACTAAACTCAGTCATATTGGAAGTGTAAACAATTCGTTTCATGGCGTATAAACATCCGCTGCTCTAGTGACTGAGGTTGCTACTGTAGGAATATGTGAACTAAGCGTACCGTCTTCAAGATCAGAGCCCCAAACATAAACACCTGCATTTGCAGTACCAATAAATACAGGTTGTCTTGCATTTTGGTCGGTATCTATAAGACAAATAAGGAATCTTGCTGCTGCTGATGTAGCCGTTGCTATTGCTGTTAAACTAATGTAATACCAGCCATTAACACAGGGGATAATGCTATAAGTTGTTGCTGTGGACCCCTTATTACCCACAGTGCCATTTGACAAATTGAAGTTAACCCATAAATTAACAGAATCGAAACCCGTGCTTCCAGCAAACTGTATAAAGCTATATTCCCCTGCCTTAACAAATAATGATTGCGTGTAAGTATTGCCAATAGTAACGCTACTATCATTTGATATGCGGTGAAAAGCATTGGTAGCTAAGGTATTAACTTTTTCAGCAGTTAGCCTTCCATCGGGTGCAACGGCAGCAGAAGCTACAACCACAGTCCCATTAGGCACCCAGATTACATTTGTTAGGTCATCTGAATAAGTTTGATAATTTGTAGTTGTTCCTTCATTAAGCATAGTAATAGGCGTACCTATTAAAGTTCCATTACCGAATACAATATGATTAGCAACTATGATATTTCCATTCGTATTCTTATAGTATTTAACGGCATCAACACCCGCTCCATACCATGGCGTAGAAAGAACACCGGAGGATATATACGTATCTGGGTTTTGATTTGACTGTGATGATAGATTAGTTACTATAAATCCCCATACATAGATGCCAGCAACATTATCTCCCGTGAACGTAGTTGCTATGCCATCGGCTGACATTAGATAATAAGCGGTAGCATCGGCGGCACAATTAGCCGTAACTTGGCATAAATACCAGCCATTGGCATATGGAGTCATGGAGTAATTGATAACGGTACCACTAACCGTACCAATCGTTCCAGCGCCAACGTTAAACATGACGCCATTGGCGCCACCTATTCGTATTTGAATGTAGTTTAGTCCAGCTGCTTTAACCCATACTTGTGCGCAATATACTTGCGTGATAACGGATAAAGCTACTCGCTTTGGTTCATGAGTATTTGTTACGGTTGAATCAGCGGCGGCTTTATCCGCTGTAATGGCTCCATCAACGGGATTGGCAATAGCGTTTGAAGTTACGACTATTCTAGCCCCGCCGGATGTTATGCTTTCACTTAAAGGTACTAAATTTTCCACGCGTCTAGCGCCTTGGAATCTAGCCTCATTAACTTTGGCATAACGTAAAATACCCTCAAAATCGAATAATGTTCCCGTAGTTGATCTCGTTAATGTGGAACCTGCGCCTAATCCTATTCCAGGATCTTGATTAGCCTTGCCGATACCCACAGTGTTAAGGATATGAGGCCAGCGTGTCTCAGGGTTGCCATCCGTAAAGTAATTTACGTTACGCTTATAATTTAATGAGAATAGCTTGGCCATCTCTATGCCTTGTTTAGCTGCATAATAATAGGTGCATTATTCGTGAATAATGATCCAGCACTAGAGCCATAAGTAACTGTGAGCGTAGCGAATGTCAATATCGTAACAATTGACACCGTATATATGGCAAAATTAGTTGCATCAGCGGCATTGTACAATTTTATAACATCGCCAGCTTTTAAGTTGATCAATCCAGGTGATGTTATTGAGCCACTTGCGTTAGTAAAACTCGCATAGATAATAGTCGCGGTGGCAAACGCTGCGGTATTGAATTTTAAATTACCTAATCCAGGATCAGCGTTTGTTGTTGAGGTAAGAAAGTTCCAATTAGTAATAATAGAGTTATTATCATTTGCTATTTTATTCCAACCATCATTCCATGAGAACCAATCCTCGGATAAGGACGGAAATGGATTCGTTGTTATGGCGGCTCCTAAGTCTTTGGCTCTTGAACCATCTTTGTACTCAAGATTTTCTCTTGGGTGTCTTTTGTATAAATCACCGGCCATCAGTTTTTCTCCTGAATTAGGCATAGCTTGCCTTCTGTGGATTGTAGATACCGAGCCATTTCTTTTGCGGATACATCGGAGTCTTTATGATTTAATTTATATCCGTCCCTAATGGCCTTCTCAAACATATTCATAGGAATACTGGCAACCATTCTGCCCCATTCCAAATCCTTTATAGCGCCAGGATTTTTTCTTAATTCTGCGTTCCTTGCTAATATTAAAGCTTCCGATGGTTGAGTTTGCTTATGAGCAATTTCATCTATATGAGTTAAAAACTCTGACTTAATAACACCATCAAACGTAGGTTGAAACATTGTTAAAACCTACTGAATTTTAATGCGACATTAGTTCCGATATCCACAGTAACACCCGCAGCTGGGTCTTGAGATGTGCATAGTAAGGTTGAAGTAATACCGCTATCAAGGGCTCCTCCTGCGGCATTGGAAGCCATCATTCCAGAGTTTCCCAATTGAGCGGTTCTTAAAGCGGTTAGAATTGCGGCATTAGCAATTCCGGTACATGTGGGTACTGATACGGTAGTTGGCATTATACTAACTCCAAATATTTATTTAGGAAATTTGAAATTTCCGATTGCGTGGCAAGGCCGTTTTCACCTGGCTTAATCATACCATTTTCAAGACATAAGGTATTCGTATGAATGTTTTTAACATTCATGGGGTACTTTACTTTTTTAGATTCATCCTTAGATGCTATTGGTTTTGCTATTTCAGGCATTTTTGACTCCAAAGTGGATAAAACCAACCTTGGGAAGGTGAGTAACCAAGGTTGGGAAACCTAAGTTTATTTATAGGATTGCACTACGGAGAGGGGGTGTAGTGTTGAAGCGTATAAAATCTGCTAGCAGTTTGCACTATTTTGATGAAAAGTCAAGTTGTGTGGAATGTTTAGCATAAAAAAGCCCCGGTTAAGGGGCTTTCTATTAATTATTATAAATCATCCTATTCATTCCAGAGTTGTATATTTTAGGTAGCCCATTAAGCTCTGCTAACTTCTTCTCTGTTAGTCCATCTTCCCATAATAAATCAGGATCATTTTTAAACCTCTTCAGTCTATAACTGAACTTATGTACTCTATTACCTCTGACTAAGTATTTGTAGTCAGGTTTAAGGTATTTATCAAATACAAATCCAGCCTTAGCATAACTTCCACCACTGAAAGTATCTAAGTCAACAAAGCTAACGATCTCACCATTAATACCACAGTTTTTAAGAAGCTTTGAGAACCCACCAATCACCTTTATAGATGTAGCATAACGCGAAAGAACATTACCATTGAATGCCATTACAGCAACCAAATCACCATTATTTCTCAAGCTAATTAACTTATTCTGATTACATGAACCTTGTATATGCCATGTATTTAAAAAATTCTTACACTCCTCAACAGAAGGATTAAAATCAATTGTACATTTCCTTGCAAATACTCTTTTATCATCACACTTCCCAACAGCATTAAGTATTATCCTTTCAATAATAGGCCATCTGTTATTTATATCATCTTCATACAATGATATAAGTCTTATTCCCATTGATTCACAAGCTAACCTTTTAGATTCGTGATATTTTGCATCTACTTTTAAATTAGAGTGCCAATACACACCATTAACTTCTATCGCTATATTGCATTGAGGTATTACTATATCAAGTTCCATTGGAGATATAGTTGTTCTACAATTTGCAATATACTCAATATTATTATTAATCAGGAAAGTTCTTATTTTTCTTTCAATAAAAGATGTGGTATGGTTAATTATTTCTATACCATATGATTTAACAGCCATCCTAACCGTCCACTCTACACATCCAAGCATCCTTGCTATTTCATATAATGATAGTTTCTCATTAACATATTTATCAATTAACCAATCCTTGTCTTTTAATAAAATATAATCTTCTGGATTCTTACCATTAACAGCAAATATAGCTTCTGAGTTACTTCTAATATCAACACCAGCTTCCTTTAGCCTATTGATAA